TTAGTTGCAGTCTTTTTTACTGCAGTTTTGGCCTTCTTAGCAACAATTTTAGCATCTTCTTTATCTACATCACCATCACCGTCTTGGTCAGCAACACCGATAAACCATGCTTTAATTTTTGCAAACAAGTCTTTTATATAATCCATTCTATTCTCCTAGATTAAAAGTTATCATCACCGCCAGCATCTGCATCTTCATCACCACCACCGGCAGAATTTTCTGCTTCTACTTGCGCCTTCATGTCATCAATGTCTTCTTCGGACATTTGCATGACATTTTTCATTACCCACTCACGTGAGAAATATTCACCTACATATTGAGATATTTGGTCCATAGTATTTAATCTATTCTGTAATATCTCGGAGTCTTTCAACTCTGCAAAGTGATTATCTCTTAAGAAGTCAACAGTAATGTCGTTCTTCCAGAGATTCCAATCTCCATCAGTAATAATACCTTTGAGGATTAGTTGCTTTCTTAATATCTCAGTAAAGAGTTTTGAAAATCTTTTTCTTATCTTATCAATAAACTTTTGAAACTTGACTTCATCACGATTAATTTCAGTACTTCTACCAAGACTGAACTGTGCTTCTTGTTCTAACCTACTAAGAGGTACGTTTAATGAACGATATAATCTTTTTTGAAAATAAACAATATCATCTATCTGTCCTAAGTTTTCACCACCTGGTAATGTAGTGATTTCTGTTCCTCTACCACCTTCACGTCTAGGTAACCAGAAATCTTCAAGCATTGACATGTGCTTTCTATCATCTTTTAATTCACCAGTACTTGCATCGTAGACTAACTTGTTTCGATAACGAGTCATAATGTCTTTCATATATGCTTCTGATTTACCTCTTGGCATATTACCAACATCGATATAAAATATTCTTCTTTCTGGCGCTCTTGCTAATCGATAGATTACAAGAGAGTCTTCCATCATTCTTAACTGATTAATTGGTTTTAATGCTTTGTGTAAATAAGATACAACAGTTTTCTTTGTTGGGTCCATAAGACCAGATGTAACATATGATACTGAATCAGGCGATAATCTTACGCCCTGATTACTACCAGTCTTTTCTTGAAAGATGTAAAACTCTTCTACTTTATCTACAATCTTGGCACCAGTTGCAGGGTCTTTCTTGTATTTAACATTCTTAACTTTTCTTATTTTAGTAGCATCAATGTTTCGAATGTCTTGTATACCAAGTTTAGGTTGCGATTCGTTGACTATTAAGTGATGATATAGTCTACCATCAATGTAATAAGACCTAAAGATATCTGTGCCCATTTCAGTAAACTTCATCATACCAATAAGTTTATTAAATTCATCTATCATTGTTTTCTTGATATTATCTGGTGCATCTACGTTATCAAGATTTAATTCGACTGGTGCTTCGTTTTCAGACCCTACGATTGCTTCGTTGACGATATCTTCTATCGCCGCATCGACTTCTGGGTGAACTGCAACACCACGATATTTAAGTACTAATTGTCTATTGTCTTTTGCTTGATTGCCGTCCATGTCAATGAACTGGCCATAGTGAGACCCACTCGCAGTTACATATCCAGCACCATCAGGGTCTGTAGGTGTGACCACTGATTGAAGTTTCTTCTTCTTTTCTTCTTTTTGTTTGTCTTCTGCTCTTTTTAGTTCGAAACCAAAAAGTTTCAGAATACTATTGTCTTGTTCTGCCATATATATTTCTCATATTATATTCAATTCGCCCATAATAAAGAGCAAGTTTTATTCTTACTCTTTATTTATATATGTTTTAAGACTACGATGTAGTGTTACTTTCCCAATATTGTATTGCAAACTCAACTGTAAACTCTTCAATAGTGTCTACTGTTTCATAGTTTAAGTCAATTGCACTAATATTTATAGGGAATGCACCTCTAAAATTATAAGTCTTGATGACCGATTCGTCTCGGTCTAACTGTTCTACTAGTAAATCTGCTTGATAATCAACAGGGTTTGTTAGACCAGTATTTGCTTTATGATTGTTAATACCATTCTGCCATCTTTCCATAGCATTTCTAACATTAAAATCAGTATCGTTAATTATTGTTGCAGTCCAAGATTCAAACGTTCTATCACCTGCTACTTTAAGTTGACGACCTCTAAAAGGTACAATTAACTCATTCATAACTGCCGCAGGTAATTGAGCGGCCTTACATAAAAATGAAGTCAATTCAACATCTGCTTCTGCATATGCAGGAAAGTTAATAGTCGCTTTAAAGAGATTAGGTCTAGCACCACCACCTCTTATCTTGGATTTAAAATCATCTACGCCCATTATTGCCATTACTTATCTCCTTAAACTGTTCCTACGACTTCTTCAAACTCTACACCAGTTCTAACTGCTACAAAGTTAAGAGTCACAAAGTTAATGCTTCTTGCAGGTTTAATGAATATACTTGCAATAAACTCGTTTCTATCTATAACTGCCGCGGTGTTATTTGTTGAATCACAAACAACCCTAAAGTCTGTTATACCCCTTCGACCTTGAATTTCTCTTAAGAAAGGTTCGACAATGTTTACGAACTCAGCACGAGTAAACTCATCGTTGAATTCAAACATTACGTTTCTACCAGCAATCGCAATTGCTCTTTCTATACCTAAGAATAATCGTCTGACATTGATTCTATCAAATGCAGATGGTCTAGATTCGTTAGTTTTATCACCGAACAACATAATACCTTGACCTGGTATATTTGCTATTGGGTTTATACCTGCTTTATAAAGTGTATCTCTTTCAGATTTGTTTGGACTTAACTCGATATCTGTAATACCTAGATATCTACCACGTCTTTGTCCAGCAGGTGAGAACCAATTTGCCGCAACTAAGTCAGTTGCCGCCATTAGACCTGCAGTACTTGATGCCGCAGGAATCTTAATAAATTGGTCGTTATACTTATCAAATACTTTTAGATAATTATTATCTTGTACTAGATAAGATGATTTAGTGTATGTGTTATTACATGCTAATACTGCCGCATTTGTACCAAGTACAACTGCCGCATTTCTACTAGGCGATGCAACTGCTACACAATCTTTTCTTAATGATGATGCAGTAGCAACTAAGTCATTTACAACTGTAGTTGCATTAGCATCTGCAATAGATTCTGGAGCAATTAAGAAGTCAACTTCAATATTGTCAACATCTTCAAACTTATCAAAACCTCTTAATATGTCATCTGTACCTAATGATGATGAACTAACACCACCAGTAAATGACCATTCGTTTTGACCTGTTCCAAAAGTTACATCAGAAGCAAAGTCTTGAGAACCATTTACTGCCGCAGTATCCCATAAAGAACCAGAGAAATCGTTGATTCCGTCTGAATCACCATGTCTATGGAATGCGCCAGCATAAATGTATTCTGAACGTGCTTTGATAACATCTTTGTAATAATTAGACGTACCATCAGTTGCTTTTGCATTAGAGGCAACTGATAAGAAAGGATATGTTTCTAAAACTGTACCAGCAGTTCCTGATATTTCACCATCTTCGTCAACAACTGCTATATGTATTTCATCGTTTTTACCACCAAGACCACTTACAAATGAAGAAGTCCCTGGTGCGGCATCAAATTGTGATTTGTATGTCCATGCATTAAAATTAATAGCACCACTACCGTCTGAGTCTGAACTTCCACAGATTGATACTAATAAAGAGTTACCTAATGCTCCTGGGAATCTCCCGATAAATGCTCCATCACTTGAGTCGATAGTTGCCGCCTCAAATGCATTTAAATCGTTTAATGCTTGGTTAGTTGCACTTGCATTAGTACCAGTTTTGTTGTTAACTGCTAAAGAGTTTTTAGCATCTGAGTCTGTCTCACGTACTATTTGTAGTGCATTAGAGTATTTTAAAAAGAAAGCGGCCGAGTGAAAATCAACCGTATTGTCAGTTGTTGGTGCAGAAAAAACTTCTACTAGTCCTGCTTCATTTGAAACAAGTGTTGTTTGTCCTACTGGTCCCCAACCGAAGTTACCTACAAAAGCACCTGTATTAGTTGCAACATTAGGGACTACTCCCGTTAAGTCGATTTCTTTTACAGTTACCGCAGGCGATGCCGAAGGTGTAAATAATGCCATGATTCTATCCTATTCGTTTGTCTAATTATAAGTTATCATAATACGGTTATATTTCAATATATGCTTTTATTTATACAAAAGGTGTTTTCTACCACTCTTCTTGGATTATTTCATCGTTGTGTCTGTCAAACCAACGTTCTGCTTCTTCTTTTCTCTCTAGTTCTTGTTCAAACTGAGTTCCATCGTCTATGAATCCAACAGGTGGTACATCTTCATCTATTTCTTTCATTCTATCTTCAAACATTATTTTTTTCAAGTCAATGTCAGTTAAGTCTCTAAAATATGTACCAGAAACAAAGTAACCAAATAATACTAGATTCATCATCAAGTCATCGTGATTACCATCACTTGCTTCGTAAGATTGACCTCGAGCAGTAAATGTAGATATTTCAAGTATCGTTTGTTCATCATATATCTGGAGTTTACGATGCTCTAGAATATCTTTAATTGATGAACACCCAATACGTTTTACTTTACGTGTCATTTCAATGCCAATTCTATCTGCCTTAACTGCAGATTCCATATGAATATTTTCATATTCTAGTTCTTGATATAGTCCATTGCAGACTACAGAACCCTGGTCATTTGATTCTATAACAACATAACAGTCATTATAGAATTTGGCGTACTTATATATAATATTAGGAAACAAAACAGGAGAAATAGTATTATTGCGATAAACAGCGACTTGTTTAAAGGGCCTAGTGCTAATATCGATAACGTTAAACGTAGAATAATCCTGTCCCCTTCCTTTGCAGACATCTACTGTCATGATGTATTGGTGGTCTTTAGTAGGTTCTCGATAAATTAATAAATCACCATTTTCTCGCACCTTTCGTGGATTCTTTGCACGAAAACCCATAAGTGTTTCACCATTAATCAAAGTATCACCTGTACCAAAGAATGTGTTACCAAACTCTTGGTCAAATTGTAAAGCAGATGTATTTGCAATTGTCATTTCTTTCCATTTCTCGTCACGTCCAGGGACATCATTCCAATTTACAGTAAATGGTATAAACTCATTTACATTTTGACATGCACCTTCCCATAGTTTATGAAACGTATTACCAATTCCATTTGCAGTCGAAGTCACAATTACTTTTGTATCACTACCAGCAGAAATAACAGGATATGTAGATGTATAAAACTCATTGGCACGTTCTACAAAAGCAAACTCATCAAGATACAATAGGTTGACTGACATACCACGAATCGAACTACCAGAAGTTGCCGATGCGATAATACGACTATTGTTGCTAAATTCTAGTGAACCTTTGTTAAGTGCTTTGGTACCTGGTTGAAGAAAGAAAGGTAGATTCTCTAACATAAGAGTTATTCTTGCTAACATTTCTCTTGCTACTGCACCTTTATTTGCCAGTATCGCAATTGTTTTTTCGGGGTGAAAACATGCATACCATAAAAGATATGCAACTGAACTAATTGATTTACCTGATTGTCGACATGCTAATACAATAGAAAACCTGTTGTTATCAAAATGAGAAAACATTTGATGTTGATATGGATATAGTTTAAATGGTACAAGACCTTTGTCAAGTGAAATAATTTTTAGATACGTTTCGCAAAAGTATGCAGGGTCTTTGCTACATTTAACGTATTCTTTGATTTCTTTCTTAGTAAAGTCATGTTGAACACCATCACGTTTAACATTTACGTTACCGAGATAAGTATCATTCTTCTGGTTCAACATCTATAATATTCTCTTTTTGTATTAATCTTTGTAATTCTGTAGTTGTACCTACAAAAAGATTATTAGTCGTTTGTCCTATTTGTTTGATATCTTCTTCGCTTTTTACTTTTTTTAACTTAGCATTAACGTCCATTAATTTGTCGTTAACATCTGCTATTTGTTTTACCATGTTACCAAATACTTCGAAAGCACGTGGGTGTTCTGATTCTCTGGCAACATCTGCCATTAAATCTAAAGTTTCTTTACTTTTTTCTATTAACTCGTAATATGTTTTTCGACTATATTCGTAATCGGCATCTACATTCTTATTATCTTTATCTTCACTCATACTATTATATATTACTTATATTATCGGAATCTACTGTATTGAATCCATAATCACTATCTGCACTTACATTTGCTGGTGTTGGTGTTATATTTTGTGTTTTGTAGTAATCACCACTATCTGCCGCACTATCAATGATAAACAAGTTATTACTAACTTCACGAATAATTTTACTTGTGCCAAGTGGTCCATGAAAGTTTATTTTCATTTCAAAACTTAGTGTATATACAATTGTTCGTCTTTGTTCTATTGAACCTTCAAAGTCATCTGTAAAAGAAACACTTGTCAATGTAATTGGTACGTCTTCACTCAATGCAACATTACTAAAAGGTTTTACTGAAACAGTATATTGTGGCGTAAAGAATGGAAATATTTGTTCTACTATTTGTAGTGCATCGTCTTGAGACTTAGCGTAAACATTTAAATCAAAATTAATGTTGTATGGTGTTGCAGTAAATAACTTTTGTCTTGATAGTGTTGAACCAGCAAGAACTTTATTTAAGTTATTCATTTTATTTAATTGTCTTGTTTCATCATATGCTATACCATTTATTTCAAAAGACATACGTGGTAATTTGATTGCAACAATTCTTTCGTTCTGTTCACCATTTGTCATTGCTTCTATTCTAGCAAGAAAATTTCTTTTTGGTGCATATGATAGTGGCACTTTAACTTGTGAAATAGTTTCACCTGCAGAGTTTTGTCTAAGTACATAAAGATTATTAAATAACGACCCAAAGACACTTACTGCACTTCGAACTCTTTTGTGATAGAAATGAGTACCAAACATTACGACATATCTCCAAATGGATTACCTTCACTAAAGTCTAGAAAGTCTGATTCAAAATCATCAAATACAGTATTCTGAGCATCTTCTTGTATCTGTTGTATTTGTTTTACTAGTGAAGGTGTTGCAAGAGTAAGACTTGTACCACCTGATACTGTAGCAGTTGTTGTCCATTCATGAAACAATCCATCTGTTGCTCCACTATGAACGACATAAATTGTGTTATCTGAGTCAGACCTAAATGAAACTTCACCAGTCATACTGTACGTACCAAATGATTGTGTTATAGTTTCACCCACAACAAACCCTGGCACACCTTGAGAATCCATACGAAGGTCATAAGTAAATGCATTCTTTTCTTCAATCTCTTGAATGTCAGTAATACCAGTATCAAAGTCCTCATCGTTGTATTCAAACAATTCACATTGTAATCTAAATGTTGGTAAATCTTTTAATTGATAAAATGGTGTTTCTGTTTCAACTTTACGTATTTCAAACATAGATTCAGACATTGGTAAAAATATTAAGTCACCTTCTCTTGGTCTAAAGTTTGCTACTTCTAGTCTTTTACCAACTAATTGTACCCATCGTCTTCGAGAAACAACAAATGTTGCTTGGTCTCTTAACTCTATTCCGAACTTAGTAAATAAATCTCCTTCACCTTCAAATGCTTCCGTATTTTCAATATACATTTCAACTTTATAAGCATCTGAGAATCTAGAAGGAACATCATCTAAGAAAAGTTTATCTTTATTAAGTACTTCTCTAGGCAAATAATAGACATCTTGTCCAAACATCTGGAGAGATTCGATAACTAAATCTTCAAAAAGTTGTTGTTCTGAACGAACATCATATTTAAAATATTGGTTTGTTGCCATGACCTACCCTACAAAGAAATTAGGCGGATTGTCATACTCGTTTCTTAGTTTTTCTATTTCTTTTTCTATTAACATTTCCCTA